CAGGACGCCCCGGCCGACTGCGCCGCCTACACCGTCGACCGCATCCCCGAGATCGTGCCCGTCGGCGTGCCCGACACCGTCAAGGTCGACCTGGCCAAGTACTGAGCCGATGCCGTGGCGGGTCAAGCGGGAGGTGGCGCTGATCCTGCTCGGCGTCGTCGCCCTGGTCATCGCCATCATCGTGCTCGTCATCAACCAGAGCGTCTCGACCGACCTGCTCGCCAGCCTCGGCCTGATCGGCGGGGCGGCCATGGTCATCGTCTCCCTGCCCACCAACGGCGACGGCAAAGGCGGTTGACCCGCCGCCTCCAGCTCGTCGCCGCCTGGGCGCTCATCGCCAGGTCGCCTTGGGAGAGTCCCGCGTCCCGACGGGTCTTCATCAGGCGATCCCCCAGCGTCCACTCCGGCACCCGTTCCGGCGGGAACATACTCATGGCACCAGCGTAACGCTTGAAACGGATGAATGCAAGCCGGGTTGGTGCCACACTTGTGACTGGAAGGTCTATAGTGCCTGGAGAACCCGCCGGGAACGGCGGCAGCACAGACCCCCGCCGCCCGGCGGGCCAGCACAGAAAGGTAATTCACATGTTGGACGAGACACTGGCACTACTCCGCCAGTACGACTTCATCCGCGGCGAGGAGTCCGTCAACCGCGACGCCCTCTCCGACGCCCTGGTCGAAGTTCTGATCGAGATGCCGGTCATCGAGGAAACCCAGATCGAAAGCCAGTCGTTCATCATCCCCGAGTTGCGTCACCGCCTGTTCGGCGACGCCGAATCCGAAGAGGTGGAAGACGAACTCGACGACATCATCCGGCCGCTCGTCTCCGGTGAAGGCAAGGTACAGATCAAACTGCCCGAGGAGCTCGTCCTGTGCTCGACCAGAGTCACCCGACGGTTGGTGACGAATGGGACGGCGTCGATCACCATCCATAAAGAGGGCCGGTTCACCACTGCCGACCCCGATCTGATCGTCCAGTACTATTGGCGGCCACAGAAGGGCGTCGCCGAACGCGCCGTTCGGAAACTCAACAGCCGGATCGAGCTGGGCATGAAACGCCAGCCGCTCACCGCCCCGAAACGGCGTCAGCTGGTCGCCGAGACGCATGTCCAGATCCTGTTGGAGTTGCCGGAATGAACCGGGCACAGCAGGCCAACATCCGGGCGTTCAGGCAACTGGACGCCCGGATCGCCCAATCCGAAGCGGACGCCGAAGCGGCCAAGTGGGAACAGGCCCGCCTCGCGTTCGAGGCGATCGAAAGCGGCATGACCCAGGCGGCCTACGGCCAGGCCGTGGGCAAAGACCGAACTTTTATCGGCAGACTGTGCAAAGTCTGGAAAAAGTGGGGGTCAACTGTGAGCGCGCTCACAGTTGACGTTGCCTTTACCGACGCCTATCGGATGGTGGAGACTGCCACCGACGACGTTGGAGCCTCACTGGCTCGCCGTCGTGGTGAACCGGCGACACCGGCCATAGCGGCAGAGCGGATGGCCGAACAGATGCTCGACGACCCGAAGGTCGCCAAAGAGGCGATCCGTCAAGTCATGGCCCGTTCATCGCCCACCCGCCGCGCCGTCGAGTCCGTCGTGCAGACCAGCCGCCACGAACGCAAAGCCGCCGAGAAGGCCAAGAAACAAGATTTGGCCGACCGGTCCGCCCTGCCGTTCTCGGCCTTCCTGGCCCAGATGGGTATCAAGCTCGACGAGTTCGCCTTCGAGCTCCAAGGCGGCCGTCCGGATCTCCAGGATCTCGTCGACCGTGGCTACAACCTTGATTCATTGTGCCGGTCCGTCGAGCATCTGATCAGCGAAGCCGAAGTGTGGGTGAAGATCATCCACCCCGAACTGAACCATATCCCCGACAACATCATCGACATCGGGTGAAGTGACTTGACCCGGTCGTAACCAGGTGGTAACCTGGTTACGACCGGGACCAGGGTGGTCGGGTCGGAAAGGACATCGTGCCCACCCGCTACCCAGTGGCGAAGCTGCTGGACAACGGCATCCAACCGTTCTACGACCTCGACGAGGTCGAACTCACAAGCCTCGGGGAGGCCATCGGCCGACAGCGCGCCCTGGCCGTTCCCGTCGTGATCACTTCCGACGGGATCCTCATCGACGGACATCAACGCCTGAAGGCGCTACTGACGCAAGGGGTCAAGTCGATATCGGCCGACAGCGTGCGCATCGTCGACAAGGCGAACGCTACCAACGCCTTGGAATGGGCGGTCGAGCTGAACGTCAAGCGGCGGCATCTGACCGTCGACCAGAAAGCCGACGTGGCCCGCCGCCTCCAGGCCGAACGAGGATGGTCGCAAGCCAAAATTGCGCAATTGTTCGGGGTCAGCCGGCCGGCAGTGTCGAAGTGGCTAGCCACCGTGCCCGATGACGATGATGATCGCACGGTGGCCGTAGAGGTGCCCGCGATGGTCGAAGGACTGGACGGCAAGAGTTACCCGACACCGTCACGGGCGACACGCCCGCCGCTGCATCCGTGGCGCAGTGCCGGCCACGCGTTCAAGGCGGTAGCCAAAGCCCGTCAGGCTCTCGAGAAAGAGGCGGTCGACGGTCTTGACCAGTTGGAACGGGTCCGTCTCATCGCTGAGCTCGGCGATTTGATCGCCGCGGCCGAGGAGCGGCTGTCCGAACTCGGAGAACCGTAACTCCCAGTCTGCGTCACTTGACGCAATCTGCTACTTCTGTAACGCTACTAGGCGTGAAACGCTCGCATGACGAACTGCTGACCACCGCCGAGGTCGCCGACCTGGCCCGGGTCAGCCGCACCACCGTGTGGCGGTGGGCGGCCGACGGCACGCTGCCCGCCGCCGTCGTCCTCCCCTCCGGCCACCGACGCTTCCGCCGCTCCGACGTCGAAGACCTCCTCCACCCCAAGGCGGCGTCGTGAGCAGCCTGGAACGGCTCGGCCAGCCCCGAGGCGACATCACCGCCGACCAGGCCATCGCCACCCTCGCCGCCTCCACGATCGCCAACCGGCCCGGGTTCGTCGACAGCGCCGGCCGGATCATCGAAGCCAACGTCGCCCTCGCCGTCTACACCTCCCAAGCCCTCCAGCTGCCCCTCATCCGGGCGTTGGACTGGGTGTACATCGTCCACGGCTCGGCCAACCTCACCGCCGAAGCCCAACGCGTCCTGGCCCGCCGGGCCGGCTTCGACCTCGAAGTCGTCGAAGCCACCGCCGAACGGGCCACCGTCAAAATCCGCCACCACGGACCCTGGCGCTCCGTCACCTTCACCGCCGCCCAGGCCGCCGCCGCCGGGCTCATCGACAAGGACAACTGGAAGCGCTACTGCATCGACATGCTCGTCGCCCGGGCCTGCACCCGGGCCATCGGCTTCTACGCGGCCGAAGTCAAAGCCGGCATGGACGCCGCCGGCATCGAAACCGCCGACGACATCCTCGAAGACCTGCCCCTCGACCAGCCGGTTGGCGAACCGGCCATCGACCCGGCCGACCTTGACTCCATCGTCCGCACCGTCGGCGCCCTGCCCGACGGCGAACGGGCCTGGTTCGTCCGCCAATGGCGCCACGTCCTCGGCTGCCCCTCGCTCCAAGCCGGCATCGGTCTCACCGCCGCCCACGGCCGGCTGGCCCGCTACATGCTCGACGACGCCGTCGACCGCATCCCCGCCCAGCTCCACGACGACCTGGCCACACCCGAAGCCGTCGACCACGACGCCATGAGATACGACCCGGCCGACGACGAAGGCCGCCCATTCGGCAATGACTGACGCCGACCGCCTCCGAGCCGACGCCGCCCTCGTCGACATCGGAGTCTGGGCGCGCAGCAAGACCATCGTGGACAGCCACGGCGAGGCGGCCGGCGGCATCATCTGCGCCATCCTGGAAGGCCCCGGCTACGACACCGAAACCGGCGAAATCACCAACGCCGTCGCCTACCGCACCCGCGACCCCGACGACCTCGACCGGTTCAGGATCCGCATCCTCGGCGCCGGCGACATCGACCCCGCTGCCTGCCACCCGGCCAGCGCCCGCGACGTCGGCCGCCTCGTCCGACGGCTCTGCTTCGAGATCGGCCGCTCCAAGAACCGGACCGGTATCGCCCGGGAGATCGGCTACCAGGAACAGATGGCCCTCCACGACATCCTCGTCCTCCTCCGGGCCGTGTCGTGAGACACCACCTCACCCTGTGCGCCGACTGCCTCGGCCGCTACCGGGGAGAATGGCCCGGCCTCAGAGACCGCCAGGTCAGACAGACCCGCGTCCGGGGCCGGCGCTGCGACCGCTGCGAATCCCGGCGCATCGTCGCCCTCGTCCCCAACCTGGAAAGAAGCGGCCGGTGAAAGACGAACCGTGCCGCTGGCGCTGTGCCGTCTGCGGCCAGATCTTCACCGCCTGGGCGCCGGCCGAACGCCACGGCCGGGCCGGCCGCCACCGCCTCGAACTGATCCTGCCGTGACCTGGCAGTGGGCCGAGCGCTACCGCACCCAGCCCCGCTGGCGGTGGCGGATCCGGCTGGCCTGGGCCCGCCACCAGGCCCGCCACTGGGCGTGGGTTTGGTGGCGGGCCCGAGCGCAGGGCGACCTGCGGGCCGAAACCCGCGCCTGGGACCGGTTGGAAGCCGCCGACCGGCGGGCCGCCATCCTCGAACTCGGCCCGTGATGGCCGCCGTCGTCATCCGCGACGTGCGCCGCTACCGGGGCCGGGGCTGGCAGACCTCGAACGACACCGTCGACCTGTGGCTCGTCTGGGACGACACCGCCGAACGCGACCAGCTGATCGCCCTCCTCCAGGGCAAAACCTATCCGTCAATGGAAGCCAGGAGCGCATGACACCGTGGCCGCCCGCTACTCCAAAGTCGACCGCGATCTCCTCAACGCGCTGGCCCGGCTGAACCAGACGCTCGGACGCATGGGCATGCCGCTGCTCTGCACCGTCGACGAGGCCCGCGACCTGACCGACGGCCAGATCCGCGAGATCGTCGCCGCCACCCGGGACCGCATCACCACACTTCGACGCGCGCTCAAGGGCATCGTCTGATGTCCACATCTTCGCGGGGTATTGACCGCCATGCAGAATCTGCGGAGATGGGTTGGACGGCGATCGACCACGTCTACCGCAACGCCACCGACCTCGACGCCACCGCCAAGGCCGTCCTCCTCGCCGTCGCCTACCACGCCAACCGTCACGGCCGAGCCTGGCCGTCCCTTGCGACCCTTTCGTGCGAGACAGGACTGAGCCGCAGCACCGTCCAACGGGCGATCAAAAAGTTGACCGAAAGTGGTCACCTGCAGGTTATCCACAGGGCCGGAAAGGGTGTCACTCTGACACTGGGGGGTGTCACTGACGACAGGAATGGGTGTCACAGTGACACCCGAACCTCTAAGAACCGTATTGAACCGGCCGCCGCCGATCGCGCTGCCACGCAGCGCGACGACGCCGGGAGAAAACAGCCCGCGCGCGGTGCCTGGAGCGACGAGCCTTCGCCGTCGGAACGGACGGCGATCGAGAACTGCCTGTACTGCGACGACCACGGCTATCTCTGGAAGCCTGACGGCACCGTCGGACACTGCAGCCACCGAATCGTCCGCCGAGTCACCGACCTCACCGTCGCCGACATTCTGAATCAGGACGTGCTGACGGAATGAGCGACCGGCTCGAACTGGACGTCGACCCGGATGATGACCCGGTCCAGGTCGAGAAGGTTCGTCGCTTTCTGCCCCCGCGGCTGGCGGCCACCAGTCCAGACGACCCGAGCCCGGTTGTCCGTCGTGCCTGGCAACTGGCCACCCACGCGCTGCTCGAAACACTGCCGGGTCGAACACGGGCGGCCCCCGACCGGTGCAGTTTCCGGGGATGCCCGAACCTGGCCGACGAACACGACCACGTCGTCGAACGTGCCGTCGTCGGCAGCCGGCTGGCCGAGATGTTCGGGACAAGGCCGCTGTGCCGACCGCACCACCAGCTGCGGACGACGCTCATGAACGCCCACATCGAACTGCTCGTGCGGGAACGGCTGGTCGGCATCAAGGTGGAGACCCGTGACCGGCCCCGCCGATAATCGGCCTTCTGTAAACCCGTGTTTCGTCTTCAAGGACCTGCCCCGCGACGGTCTGACGGTCGCCCTGACCGTGGTTTTCGATATCGAACACCGGCCGTGTGTGACCAAGGTCGAGGTGAGCGCCACCGGCGACGCCGCGCCCGTGACGCCGACCGACCTGCGGACGATCCCCATCTACCGCCTCGTTCACGGCGCAATAGCGGACAAGGCCGCCATGATGATGGGCAACGACGGCGACGACGTGTTGCGTACCGTCGCCGCCGTCTACAGCGACGCAGTCAAGCGTCGTCGCGATGGGATCGGCGCAATAGCGGCTTATCTGGGGATCGGCCGATCGACTGCTGCCAATCGGCTACGCGAGGCCCGTCTACTCAGACTGATACCCGGGCCGCCCGATCGCGAGTGGCATGGCGGCGGCCTGGAAATTCAGCAACTATGAGGCCGGGCGCGGGACAGCAGGCCGTGCGCCGACCAGTACGTGAGCCTCGAGCACAGCCCACCGCCGGACGCCGCGCCCAACTAGCGCCGTCTGGTCGCCACCCGGTGCACCGTCGAATAGCTGCCGCGGGTGCGGGACTGGCCGGCATACGACCGGGCCGCGTTGTGCGTCCGCACCCGCTGCGCCTCCGACATGCCCGCCTTGCGGGCCTGGGCTCTGGTCGGCACCGGGTAGCGCCAGTTCGACCGCGGCCCGGAATGGTAGACGAACGCCGAACGGGGCAGGGCGTTCCGCTGCGCTGTGGTCATCGCCATACCTACCATGATGGTGTGACGGCCAAGGATCCGCGCTACCAGACCCCGGCCTGGGGGCGACTGCGGCTCATGGTCCTCGACCGCGACGGCTGGGCCTGCCAGATCCGCGACAAGGGCTGCACACACGGAGCCACCGCCGTCGACCACATCACCCCGCCCCTCGACGGCGGCAGCTTCTGGGAGCCGGCCAACCTGCGCGCCTCGTGCAAAAGGTGCAACTCGGCCCGGGGCAGCCGGTTCGGCAACGCCCGCAACGCCCGCTACCGCACCACCACCGCGGCCTACATGTCACGATTCTGACCGTGTCCGACTACGACATCGGCGCCCACTTCTGGTCCCAGGAGCACACCGACGCCCACACCGCCTCCTTCCTGCGAGCCTTCGGCCCCGACACCGCTACCACCATCCCCGTCGGCGCCTGGACGGCGATCGTGTTGGACCCGGCCGGCGAACCGTGGCGGCAGTTCGGCCGGCCGTGCTGGGAATGGATCGCGCCGGGCGACCCCGACTATGCGGTGTCGCCGGCCGGTATCCGCTGCGTCCAAGAAGGCGTGTACGACTTCGCCGGGTCGGTCGTCTTCGATGTCGGGCAGGGCACCGGCACCCGCGCCGTGCGGGTGATCGAAGTGCGAGGCCCGTACGCCGGGCAATGGCAGTTGACCCAGTCGATCCCGATGCCGAAAGGGAACCTGATCCCGGTCATGGTGAACGGGGAGACCTACCAGTACGCCGGCAACATCGTCGAGCTGCAGGCGTGGTCGGACACGGCCACGTCGACCATGTCCAATCCGCAGTCGGAATGGCTGTCGGCTGCGCTCATCGCCGTTGGCCCCTTCCCATGAGAGGTCATTTTTTGGTGGGGCCCGCTCCTGACATCCTGGCCAATCCGTCATTTTCTTCCGATTCGACTGGGTTCGTCCCATTGTGGACACATGGCGGGTGACAGGACCCGGGAGCTCGACGAACTGGTCGAGTTCGTCCGGGCTCGGGGCGCCCGAGGTGTGGGACGGGTGGAGCGCTCGCTTAACGAGCAGCTGCGGGAGCGGCCCGATGTCGGCCCGGCGGCCCGGGCCGGTCTGCGAGCCCAGGCCCGGGCCGTGGACGTGGCCGAGGCGTTGGCCGACCCGCATTCGGTGACGGAGGCGACCAATGGCTATCTCGCCTGGTGCGACGCGAACGGGCTCACCGCCGGCCCGGCGCCACCTTCGGACGCCTTCGCCGACTTCCTGGCCGAACTCAGCCGGCCCGCCGCCGGCGTTCACGACCCGCCGGAGCACTGAGCGGGCCACCTTCGGCCCGGCCGTGGCCCGGCTGGCGGCGGCCATGGGCCGGCCGCTGATGCCCTGGCAGGCGCATGTGGCCGACGTTGCCCTCGAGGTCGACGGCGACGGCCGGTTCTGTTTTCAGCAGGTGGTGGTGACCGTGCCCCGCCAGTCGGGCAAGACGACCCTGTTCGGGGCGGTCATGGAACACCGGGCGATGACGACGCGGACGGGGCGGGTGTGGTTCACCCAGCAGTCGGGCAAGGACGCGGTGGACTGGCTGATCAACGAGCACTGGCCGATGCTGCAACCCTTCGCCGGCGCCCCCCACCTGCGCCGGGCGGCCGGGTCGGAGCATGTGCGCTGGCCGTCGGGCGGCATGGTCAGGCCGTTCCCGCCGACCCCGGCCGGCCTGCACGGCAAGCTGTCCGACCTGGTGGTGATCGACGAGCCGTGGAGTTTCGATCTGATCAAGGGCCGCCAGCTCGACCAGGCCATCGTGCCGACCACCGCGACCCGGCCGAACGCCCAGGTGTGGAAGGTGTCGACCGCCGGGGACGCCAACAGCCTGTGGTGGCTGGGCACGGTGGAGGCCGGGCGGGCGGCGGCGCTGGCCGGCCGGGCCGACGGGGTTTGCTACGCGGAGTGGGCCTGCCCAGACCGGCTCGACCCGTGTGACGAGGCGTCCTGGCCGGAGTACCACCCGGCCTACGGCCGGACCATCGGGGCGGAGGCGATGCGCTCGGCGCTCGAACTGCTCGGCCCCGACGAATTCGCCCGGGCCTACGGCAACCGCTGGGTGTCGACGGTGGCCCGGGTGATCCCGGCGGCGGCCTGGCTGGCCGCCGGCGACGACGGCCAGGCCATGCCCGAACCCGGTCAACTGGCCCTCGGGTTCGACGTGGCCGTGGACCGGTCCGACGCGGCCATCGTGGCCGCCTGGTGTGACGGGCCCGTGGTCCGCCTGGAGGTGGCCGACTGGCGGGAGGGCACCGGATGGCTGCCCGACCGTTTGGCCGCCCTGTGCGGGCGCTGGCGGCCGTTGGAGGTGGCCTACGATGCGGCCGGCCCGGCGCTCGACGTCGCCGATGCGGTCAGCCGCGGGGGATTGGCGCTCAACCCTCTCAAGTCCCGCGACTATTCGGCGGCGTGCGCCGGGCTGCTAGAGGCGGTCATCGCCGATCCGCCCCAGGTTCGCTACCGGCCGCACCGGGCGCTTGACGACGCCGCCGCCGCCGCCACCCGCCGGGCGCTGGGCGACGCCTGGGCGTGGGGTCGGCGCCAGTCGACGGTGTCGCTGTCGGCGTTGACGGCGGCGACGGTGTCCCGGTGGGCGGCGCTGCACTCGGCGCCGGGCGGCCCGTTCCGTATCTTTTAGCGCCGGTATCTAGTCCCCTGGGGCTATGACGTGCCATTATGTGCCGCGGTGTCCATCACCTGGCCGGCGAACGCGGGACCGTGGCGGATCGGCCGGCCGTCCGCTGCCGGCCCCGGATTGCAGTTCGTGCCGCCCACCTCGGGCACGTCGATGCAAGGCCCGTTCGTCTGGGACGACAGTTCAGCCCGGGAGATCCCGTCGGTGTCGCGCTGCCTGCAGTTGTACTCGGGCCTGGTCCGCCAGATGCCGATGGACGCCTACCGGGGCGACGTGAAGCTGCCCCGGCCCCGGCTGCTGGACCGGCCCGACCCGATCAACGCCGGCTCCTGGTTTGTCGGCATCCAGGTCGAGGACTACCTGATGTCGGGCAACGCCGTGTCGCTGGTGACGTCGCGGGACGCCACCGGCTGGCCGGCCACGGTCGCCTACCTGCCCATCGTCTACGTGTACATCGTCTGGATCCCCGGCCAGCCCGTCCCCGACTACTACTTCTACGGGATGATCCTCGACCCGGCCGACGTCATCCACGTCAAACGGGGTGCCGACCGCTGGTATGGGGCGGTGCGCGGCCTGGGTGTGGTCGAAGAGGGTCTGGGCACCCTGGATCGGGTGGCGGCCGAGGAGGTGTACGAGAGTTCGACGCTGGCCTCGAGCTCGGTGCCGAGCGTGGCCATCATCACCCCGCAGGCCACCCTCACCCAGGACGTGGCCGACGCCGCCAAGACGGCCTGGGAAGCCAAGTACGGCGGCCCCAACCGGCTGCCGGCCATCCTGCCGGCCGGCACCCAGGTGCTGCCTTTGGCCTGGTCGCCGTCGGACACCCAGCTGATCGAGGCCCGCCACATGTCTTTGATCGACGTGGCCAACCTGTTCAACATCGACGGCTACTGGCTGGGCGCCCCGGTCAGCGGCATGACCTACCGGACGGCCGGGCCGCAATACCAGCAGGTGGTCAAGACGTCGCTGGCCCCCGTGCTGGCCGACTTCGAGGACGTCTGGTCGAATAGCTGGCTGCCCCGCGGCCAGACCGTCCGCTTCGACCGCAACCGGATCTTGCAGGAGGACCTGGCCACCACCATGACGGCGGTGGTGGCCGGCTACGCGGCCGGGCTGATGACCGTCGACGAGGCCCGCGCCGCTCTCAACCTGCCGCCCACAGACGACACGTTGGGTCCGCCGCCGAGCCCGCAGCCGTTCGCCCCGCCTGAGGAGGTCAAGGCGTGACACCCGAAACCCGCCAGTTCGTCACCGAGCTGCGCGACGTGCAATCCGTCGGCCGTCCCTACCGGTACATCGAGGGTCGGGCCGTGCCCTACGACACGTGGACGCCGCTGGTCTGGTTTCAGGAGCAGCACCGCTACGGGTCGTTCAAGAAGACGACCCGCCACGCCAAACTGCCGCTGCTGCTCTTCCACGACAACCGCAGCTTCCCGATCGGCCACGCCGAGTCCTGGTCGCATCCCGACGACGGCCTGCATGGCGTGTGGAGACTGAACGACTCGGCCGAGGCGCAGCGGGCCGCCCACGCCGCCGAGGCGGGCGACCTGGTCGGCCTGTCCATCGGCTTCAGCGACCAGGCGCCGCCCATCTGGGAGGACGGCGACCCGTTCTCCGACGACCCCGACGCCTGGCCCCGGGTCACCCGGGTCGACTCGCGGCTGCTTGAGGTGTCCATGACGCCGACGCCGGCGTTCGTCGACGCCGAGGTCACCATGGTCCGCACCGCCGCGACCCGGCCGGCCCCGCCCCGGCGCGACGTGGATCGCTGGCGGGAGACGGCCGAGCGGCTACGATCCGGCTAGCGACGCACGCGGCCGGCCCCGCCGCTCCCCCGGCCAGCCACCCGGCATCACGCCCCTGGCGGCCCCGGAGCAGGCCCGTCGGAGAGCCCCGCCAGCTACCCGACGCCGTAACCGTGACGGAGGTTTGCCGTGAACCCTGTACTTGACCGTCTCCGCGTCCAGCGGGCCGAGCAGATGGCCGCCATGGACACCGTCTTAGACCAGGTGGGCGACGACCGCGACCTGGTCGACGCCGAGAAGAGCCTGTTGTCGGCCACCCAGCAGCGCATTGCCCAGATCGACGCCCAGATCGACCTGCTCGCCCCGTACGAGGAGGCCAGGGCGTCCCACGAGGCGACGCTGGCCACGCTGCCGGCCGTCGGCCCGTCGCGGATGCCGGCCGAACCGCGCCGGGTCGACGGCGGCGACCGGCTGCCCGAATATCGCAGCCCGGGCGAGTACCTGGTCGACCTGGTCCGGGGCCGGGCGCTGATGGGCGGCGACGCCGACCCGGAGGCGGCCCGCCGGGTGGCGTTGATGCAGCAGCGGGTGGTGGCCAACCAGACGACCACGAACACGCCGGGCATTCTGCCCACCCCGATCGTCGGGATGGTCGTCACCCTGCTCGACGCCAACCGGCCTCTCATCACCAGCCTGGGCGG